TTTGACAAAAGAAACAAAGGGGACTATATTAAGTTATTAGTTCGTTATATCAAAGAATTTGTACATCACAATACTAGGTCAGATGGAGAATGAATTAGAGAAAGTATTAGAAAGTAAATTCTTCTGTCCATCTCGTTTTGCTCAAGAGATTGAAGGACTTGTTCATAGTTCGGATATGAACTACATTGATGCGATAGTTCATTTTTGTGAGCAGAATAATATTGATGTAGAGTCTGTTCCGAAACTAATTTCAAAACCTTTGAAAGAAAAAATTAAGTATGAAGCAATGGAACTTAACTTTTTAAAGAAAAGTTCTAGGGCAAAACTACCCCTTTAATGAATGATGCCTTTTGATGCCTATAAATGTTATTTGTCTTTGAAGAATCACTTCACTAAAGACAGTTATGATTATCATAAGTATTGTGGTAAAAGTCGTGCAACCCTTCAGTCATTCTATAAAAGAAAAGATAGGATGTGGTTTGAGAGAGTCTCAAGGCAAAAATCAGACGAAGAAGTTGTAGAGTTTTTTGTTGCTAACTTTGTATCTTGTCCTGACCCAGAAACACTTTGGATTGGTGAAATGATGAAAGAAGGTGAAGGTAGATATCAACAGTGGCAAAAGAAAATCCAATCACTTTCCTATATCTTCAGAGAAGAAAGTCAATCTTTATTTGAGGAAAACAAGTTTGAGGATGTCTTCAGTTGTTCTAAAGGGCATCCTCCTCTACTCAAAAAGTTCCTGAGCGGGAAGATTAGCCTAGAAACTATGGTGATTTACGATAGAATATTCCTGTACGGGAACACGTTTGATAAGAAACTCAAAGACCCAGTGTGGGAAACCGTCAGTCGCAGGATTAAAAAATACAATCCTTTTCTAAATATTGATGTATTTCGTTTTCGTAAAATTTTGAAAGAGATTATTCTGGAGGATCAATGAGTTTCTTTAGTTCAGATGTCGTCCGTGCGGAGATGACTGAGATTGCAGAACTTCAAGAACAAATCTACGGAAATATCTTTAAGTTTCCTACAATGACCAAGCAAGAAAAACTTGAGCATGTTGAAGTTTTAGAAACTCTTTTAGATAAACAAAAAGTTCTTTATACTAGATTGAGTTTATCTGACGATCCAGAAGCAGTTGAAATGAAAGAAAAGGTTATTCAATCTGCGATCATGATGGGTATGCCTCCTGGGACTGACATGAAGATTATTTTGAACAATATGTCTAAGATGCTTGAGGTGATGAAAGAACAGATTGACAAAACTGGTTCCGACCTGTAGAATAGATGTGGGCTAGACAATCCCTTAAGCAAAGTCCAAAAGCCAAATCCTATTAATACGGAGAAATCTAATGTCATTTGAAAATCTTAAAAAGCAATCCAAACTGGGTTCTCTCACTTCCAAACTGGTAAAGGAAGTTGAGAAGATGAGTACAACATCTGGAGGTGCTGATGAGCGTCTCTGGAAACCAGAGATGGATAAAACTGGTAACGGTTTCGCAGTTATCCGTTTCCTTCCTGCCCCTGAAGGTGAAGAACTTCCTTGGGCAAAAATGTATTCCCATGCCTTCCAAGGTCCTGGTGGTTGGTACATTGAAAACTCTTTGACTACCATTGGTGGTAAAGATCCTCTTGGTGAGTATAACCGTGAACTGTGGAACAGTGGTACGGAATCAAACAAAGAAACTGTCCGCAAGCAGAAGCGTAAACTCTCCTACTACAGCAACATCTATGTTGTAAAAGATCCAGTAAATCCTGCAAACGAAGGTAAAGTCTTCCTCTTCAAGTATGGTAAGAAGATCTTTGATAAGGTTATGGAAGCAATGCAACCTGAGTTTGAGGATGAAACTCCAATCAACCCCTTTGATTTCTGGCAAGGTGCTAATTTCAAACTCAAAATCGTAAAGAAAGATGGGTATTGGAACTACGACAAGTCTGAATTTGGTTCAGTTGAACCACTACTGGATGATGACGATGCTCTTGAAGCCCTCTGGAAGAAAGAGTATTCCCTGACTGCACTCACTGCTCCTGATCAATTCAAGTCTTATGAAGATCTTGAAAAGCGTCTGAAGTATGTTCTTGGTCAGAAAACTTCTCCTACTCAGTCTCGTGCTGTGATGGAGCAAGAAGAGGAACTTGAAGCATATGATCAAACTTCCTCATTTCAGAATCGTGTAGTAGAAGAACTTGAGCAGTCCTATGCTCGCTCTAAGTCTCCTTCACTTCCTGTAGTGGAATCTTCCGTTCGTCGCCCTTCAGATGATGAAGATGAAGATGATGCCCTGGCATATTTCCAACGTCTTGCTGAAGAGTGATTATTCGTAGAGTTTAATATTATCTCCTCTCTTAAGGGTTTCAGTCTGATATTGACTGGAACCTTTTTTATATGCCATAATATCTTGCATATCATCTAGAACTACATTTAGATATCTCTGCTTCAGTACAAATATATTTCTCTTATCATCTTCAAGTTTTTCTTCATACTCATAGTTCGTTACTGGAATTGCAATATTCTCATAAGTTTCTATTGAGTCTATAAAGTAATCATAGAAACTTATAGAATAATCTGATTGAACTTGTAGTCCTGCGGGAACTATTATTACTCCCCGACTGTTTCTTATTTCGGGCGTTTCATAGTGATGAATACCACCATAAAGAGTTTCATAATCACCATACTTTCCTAAAAGAAAGGTATCAAATCCTTGTTGAGTCATTGGCCATTCTGTTTGAATGTTCACGACATTATTACAAATAAGAACCAACCAATCAAGGGTTGAATCTCCATAGACTTTAGCGGCAACATTATCTGGACGATCATCTCCTTCTATCTTATACTTGGTAAAGAATGCAAGGTCTTGAAAGATGTCTTCTCTTAACTTACCTTTCTTAAATAAATTTTTGACAGAAAAGTAATCTCCGATCTTAGCATCAGGCAATCTACTAACGTATTCGAAATCTGGAACCTGGCGGAAGTAACTTGGCATCTTAGTAACCTATCTGCGTATCTTTATTTTGATCAATCGTTGCATAGTCATCATTAAAGATTGGTTCTAGTTCTTGGAACTGCATTGTGATTTGATATGAAACCATTGCACCATCAGTAAAGGTTGCATACTGACCTTCTGGTGTATAATCAACTGTGAATGATTGGAGAGCACATTCTTTAAACTTATTCAAAAAACTATGAGACTTTCCTACATGCAGATATTCAAGTTGAAATGTATGAGGTGCCTTTAAGAATAGTTGAGATTGAGTTCTAATGGGAGACATTCCCTGTTTAAAAAATCTGATTATTGATCTGATGTCTCTTGCCTCTTCTTTACTTCTCGCAGACAACTTAAATGTGAAACTAAATGGTCTTAATGATGGTCCATTGAACAGAAGTTCCATATTTGCGTTATACACTGCTCCCTGAGTTCTTGAGAGCATATTTGTTGTTCCTGATGCTGCTTCCGCAAAACCGACTCCAAATGCATATTTAAGGTCTTGAGATTGTGCAGCCCCTGCCTCTAAAGTTCCTTCTGCAGTTTCTGCTCCTGCAGCGCCTCCTCTTGTTATAGCAGATTCTGCAATATTATATAAGTTTGACCCTAAAGGACCTATTTCATTTGATCCCCAGTTAACTGAGTTTGCATCACCGATTCCTGCGGGGATAGGTAGAACAACTACTCCTATTGTATTTTTATCGCTGATTGCTCTTCTGTCGTTAAAAGCACTAGTATTCTTATCTTGTGCAGTTTTATCAAGTTCTTTGGGAGAATACTTGACCATTCTAAACTTGATTACATCTTGCTTTGTATTTGCTAGGTTTCTTGGGTACTTTAGTGGAACACCTCCATTCGCTCCTGGAAAGGAGTTTCTGGTGCCGTCTACTTCTTTTGCTAGTTCTGCTTTTAGTTGTTTTTCTGCATCTTCTTGTTCTTGTGCAGTATTAACTTGTTTTGTCGATAATGCCTTTTGTTGTTCTGGTGGGATTTTTTCTTTTGTTGCTGCAGTTTGAATTTGTTGTTGTGTAGTTGCTTTTAATGCACCTTCCTTTAAGGATTTTTGTGCATCTGCTCCTAGATATGGAGTATTTGAAAGGGGTTTATTTGCAAAAGTCCAATCGTTTGATGTTCCAGTGCTTGTAGCAGCAACAACTCCTGGACTTAATGGAGCATCGTAATATACTAATTCGTGCTTAACTGATTTGGGGTCTATCTTTCCGTTTGTATCTACATTATATGTTGTTCTGGTTGCTGTATATATTTTAGTCTCTGCTGTTCCTACTTTTGTTTCCGACTTGTCGCTGGTAATAGTTTTTGATGCCATCAGACAACCTCCCCACCAGAGGAACAAGTGAAGATATGTTGTCCTAGTTTATCAGACATTGACAGAGTTTTTTATTTATTTAGACGGAATTTTGCATAAGGTATAGAAAGCATCTCATCAAGTTCATCGTATTCAACTACATGGAGTTTTCCAGCAACTTCTTCCCAAGTATAGTTTCTTGATTCTCTCCAGTGGAAGTTGACTGCTTTGAACCCCCACCTCTGCAGTTCTGTGCAAGCAATCAATGGGTGTTGATCATAATCAATATTGGGAGTTTTTGGATTATAGATGAATGTATAGAATTTTCCTGGTTCTGGATATAAAACTTCTTTCTTCAGTACATCCATAATCACGAGCATTAAATCTTCCGGATCTGGTGAACCTAAAGTTGATATTCTTTTTTTCAACTCTTTCATTCTTGGTGGAATATTTGTATATTTTCCGAAACCTTCTGCCATTATTTTAGACCCAACTCTTCTTCTGTGATTACTTTAAACTCTATAAGTCTATCATCACAAAACTCTTTTGCTGCTTTCCACTTTGCTTGATTGACTGCATAAGTTTTACACTCATACATGTAGGATTTAGTCACTCTTGATTTTTGTTTTGGTGGTACAGTTTGTTTCTTTGGTTTTACCTCCACTACATATGTTTTAATTTGCCCAGATTGTTCCTTTACTTTAACAATAAAGTCTGGGAAATATCTATGTACTCTATTATCAACGGGAGATAGGTATGGTATCCAAAACTCTTCGCTTCCCCATTCAACAATATTTTCGTTTAGATCGCACCAACTACAGAATCTTCTTTCCCAACTGCTTCTGCATATGATATTATCCGGATCTCCTTTATATTTTTTAGGATATGATGGTTTGTATTTACTCTTAATACTTTCTGCCATTATCCCTACTACATAATATATAAAGACTATCTGTATTTATAAATGCCAAGGGCAAAAACTTTAGCAGAAATAAAATCAAACTTACTTAGACCTGCCCTAACTTCTCACTTTGAAGTTCAGATTCCTCAACCGAGTGGAGAAAAGTGGGCTCAATTTTTGAAAGATAATGTTCCCAATATGGGACCTTTGGGATTGGATAGGGTAAACTTTTTATGTAGCGAAGCAACTTTGCCTGGATCTAATCTAGCTACATTAGAACTCACAAGCGACTTTCACGGCGTTACTGAAAGACATGCTTATAGAAGAGTCTATGATGATAGGATAGATCTAACATTCTATGTTGATGCACAGAACTATTTGCCTATTCGTTATTTTGAAACTTGGGTTAAGTATATTGTAAATGAAAGTATTGCTGAAGATCCCGATAAGGGTGCTGGGTCTCAATCTATGGAATACTTTTATAGGGTTAGATATCCCGATGATTATGTTGCTAAGCAGGGATTAGTCGTTAGAAAATTTGAGAGAGACTTTGAGATGACTGGTAATAGTTTAGAGTATCAATTTATTGGAAGTTTTCCAATCAGCGTTTCTTCAATGCCAGTTTCTTATGATTCTTCTTCGTTGTTAAAGTGTACAGTATCAATGACATATCTAAGATATGTGTTGGTTCAGGGTACGTCACCGATGAATGGTCAATCTCAACAACCAGCAACTCCAGAACAACAAGCAGCATTTAATAATGCTCAGTTCAGTACAAGTGATATGGCTTTACCTGGTCTTGAGGGTGCTGGTGCATTATCAACTGGTGGAGTTCCTACTTCTGCAGCAGATGCATCGGGCAATGCTATTGATAGAAGAGTTGAAGCAGGACTTCCTTATGTTGGAAGGAATAGAGGACCTACTGCTAGGTTTGCTGGTATATAAAAAAAGAGGGTCCGAAGACCCTCTTTTACTTTTTAAAATCTTGATCCCAACCCTCTCTTACACTAGCTGGCGGGGTTGGGATGACGGATGCAAATGCATATGCAAATGCTAATATAGCACAGTAACCAATAAGAGTATACTTTAGAAGTTTAATCATCTTTTTTAGAGGTTCCAATCGTGCCAAGAGCACCAGTTACTGCAATCAAGTTTGCCAATAGAAACCAGTTTCCTTCTGCGGAGACATTTAACCGATGTCGCATCTCTTCGTGTTGAGCTCCCACCGAAACTGCTTTTTCTAGTGCTTGCATATCACGGACCCCCCAAGAAGCAAAGTAAGTTGAAAGACCAACTCCATAGAGGAACACTAAACCAAAAAAGAACTGACGCATTGCCTTAGTCATTTACCTCCTTATTATAGGGCAAAAGGTCTTGCCTGGAGGTGTGAGTGGACACTTTTTCTTCTGTCCATTGCCTATAAATAATCACACCTGAAAAATCTATAGGACATTATGCCTTTACCAAAGATTGCAACACCATCATATGAACTTGAATTGCCATCAACAGGAGAAACAATTCAATATAGACCTTTTCTTGTCAAGGAAGAAAAACTACTTGTGATTGCTTTAGAAAGTGAAGATACGAAGCAAATCACAACAGCAATTAAAACAGTTATTAAAAACTGTATTCTAACAAAGAATATTAAAGTAGAAGCACTTCCCACATTTGATATTGAGTATTTGTTTTTAAATATTCGCGGTAAGTCTGTTGGAGAAGAGATTGAGGTTAATATTATTTGTCCAGATGATGGTGAAACACAAGTGCCTGTGAAAATCAATCTTGATGATATTCAAGTTCAGAAAAATGATGAACATAGTAAGAGAATCAAAGTAGATGAATCTATTATGATGGAAATGAAGTATCCATCTTTGGATCAGTTTATTAAGAGTAACTTTGATTTTAATGATAAGAATGCAATGGATCAATCATTTGATTTAATCGCATCTTGTATTGATAAGATTTTTACTGAAGATGAAGTTTGGGCTACCGCTGATGTTTCCAAAAAAGAACTTGGCGATTTTCTAGAGTCAATGAACTCTTCTCAGTTCAAAGATATTGAAAAGTTCTTTGAGACTATGCCCAAACTTTCTCATACTATTAATGTTAAAAATCCAGTAACCGAAATTGAAAGTGAAGTTGTGCTTGAGGGCTTAGCATCTTTTTTCGCATAGGGATGGTCCATATGGACCTTGAAAATTATTTTCGTCTCAATTTTTCGTTAATGCAGTATCATAAATATTCATTAGCAGATATTGAGAATATGATGCCTTGGGAACGAGACATCTATGTTGCTTTATTACAACAGCATCTTGAAGATGAAGAGTTAAAACAAAAACAACAGATGAGCAATGCCCATTTCTAATCAAAAAGAAGAAATTGATGTTAGAATTTTAAGGCTCATCGGGCTTGATGATGTTTTTGATTTAGATTATGAAACTTATTTGACTCTTATTAAAGAGGCAATGGTCAAGGGTAGGATGACCAAAAAAACAATTCCTACCGAAGAGGTTATGCTTTTAACTGATGAGTATAAAAGAGTTAAAAGCAAAAAAGACAAAGGTAGATTTGAAGTAAAGAAGAAAAAGATATCTGGCAAATCATTTACTGTTGGTAGCGTAAAGGGAAAAATAGCAGGAACAGCAACTAAAGCTCTACCTGGAACTTCTATTAGTGCTTCTCCATTAGCTAAAAGTTTAGAAGGTAATATTTCTGCAATCACTTCTGCCATAGTTTCGATAAGTGATACTTTAAGGCAACAGAAAAAAATATCTGATGATGCATCTGCTTATGATAGAAGAAAAGCAGAGCAGGAAAAAAGAGGACTTGCTGAAAGTAAACTTGAAAAAAGATTTGAAGGTTTAAAGAAAATTGCTGAAAAAATAATAGCGCCGGTAAAATCTTTACTTGATAGGGTAGTTGAATTCTTTACAAATATCATACTTGGAAGAATAGTTTATAAACTTGTTGAGTGGTTAGGTGATCCTAAAAACGAAAGTAAAGTTAAGTCCATTATTCGTTTTGTAAAAGATTGGTGGCCAGCACTCCTCAGTTCTTATATTTTATTTGGAACTTCTTTTGGTAGGTTCACCTTAGGGTTAACCAAAATGGTGGGAGGATTTATCTTCCGTATTGGTAAAGTTGCAATACCAGCTCTTTTAAGACTTGTTGCTAGAAATCCTGTCGCTTCTTTAGCTGTTGCTGGAGGCGTAGGTGCTTATGCTGCATCTCAACAAAATGAGCAGAAACGAGAAGGTGTAAAACCCGGGCAAGGAACTCCTGGAGCCGCTCAACTGCAAAGAGAACAGGTTCTGCAGCGTGGTTTTGGTGGAATGCTCAATGGTGGGGGACTTGCTAGAGCATTTTCTGGTGGTGGGTTTGCCAATGGATTTGTAAGTGGGGAAAAAGGTGTAGATAAAATCCCCGCAATGCTTAGTGATGGTGAGTTTGTTATGTCTCGTGGAGCTGTAGAGACATGGGGACTTGGAACTCTAGAGGCAATGAATGCTGCCGGTGGAGGAACTAACAAACCAAAAATTGTTAGAGGAACTACTTATGCTGCAGGTGGAGGTGGAATAGGTAATATTGGTGACATGAGAAAACATGTTATTGATATTGATACCTGGTTTAGAAGTCAAGGTATCAATGTTCAAGATCCAAAAACATATACTGGATTTTTAGATAAGATGTCCAGACAAGCTCAATCTTCAGTTGGTGGATCTTTGTCTGGCATTGGAAATGCTGGAATGAATATTGCAGCACAAAGTCAAAAGTATTTGCAGGGTGGTGGACTTCAAAAAGATATATCTAAACTCATGCAGTCTGGTACTCAATTTGGTGCCGGACTTTATGATCAAGCTTTGAAAGTTGGGAATCAAGCACTATCTGATATTCAATCTGGCAAGATACAAAAGAAAGCGATGGATGCGGCTAATACGGCTGCGGGGATTCCTAAAAAAGCAGGTGTTGGATTTTTTGATGCCTTTAAGAAAATGGGTTCATCAAAATCATATCAGCAGGGCGCTGCTGGAATGGAAAAGGTTCAGGGCAAGATGATTTCTCTTGGTGACAAGTTCATCCAAAAATTACCAGATGGTCCATTCAAAGAAATGGCTGATAAAGGATTAATACCGATTCCAAGTGGTAATGCTACTATGATGAGAAATTTGACTTTTATGAAAGCTCTTCTGGGTCCTATGGGAAGACCTTTTAAAATTCTTTCTAATAAGGAAGTTGATGAAATGAGACAAAAGACCATAGAAAAAACTATGGGTAAAAGTGGATTGGATGTTGACCCTAAAACGGGGCAAGTTAGAATGAACTGGAATCAAGAAGACATCAATAAGGGAGCAAAAGGTGGTGGTGCATATACAGATGATCTTGGACCAAGAGGATCTTCTTTTAATTCTATTCTTGGAAGATTTTCTGCAAGTACAAAACCTGGCGGTGGAAATACTCTCTATAGTGATGATAGATATAACTTCAATAGAACTGTATCTGAGTATGCAGAACTAGCAAAACAAGGATTAATGAAAGGTTCTGTAAGTGATGCAACATATTTTGGGGCATCTATGTTGGGAAGATTTGCCCAAGATATAGGTTGGTTGAATCAAAGGGCACTTGGTAGTGAAATCAAGATAGGAACTGTTAATAGGAATAGTTTAGATCCCAAAACAGGAAGACAAAAGACAAAGGCACAAATGGCAGCAGAGCAATCTAAAATGAGAGCTGAAGCTACTAAGCTTGCTAAAAAGAGATCTAACGAAGAAAAAGTCAAATCTCAAAGATCTTGGTATGATAAGTTGGGTTGGTTTGGGGGAGGATCAAAAGTAATCAAACAAAAACAAGCACAGATAGCAGCAACAAAACCCAAGTCTGCTGCCATTAATAAATCAGTAAAACCTAAACCAAAAGTTACTTATGTGAAACCCAGAGGTAATCAGTCTACATCCTCTAGAGGAGGAAGTTCAAAAACTAAAGTCCCCAGTTTTAATGCAACTACAAATGGAATGAGATCAAAACAACAAACTCTAGGGATGATGAGGTAATAAAAAGATGGCAATCAATGCTCAAAAGTTTTTACCATCATCGAAAGGTGGTGTACTTGCTAAAGTTAATAAGACTAATATTAAAGGATCTTCCTCTGTTGTTCTAAGTGAAAACTCCGTAAAGAATATAGGAGTTATTAAAGTTAAAGTAATTGAAATTGATAGTATATTGAAGGGGACTTTAGCTTCGGAAAAGAAAAAGTTAAACGAGACAAAAAAGCAAGAAAGTTCTAAACGACGTGAAAAGATAGAAGAAAAGTTAGAGACAAAACCAAAGGTAGAATCTGGTAATATAAAAATGCCAAGTCTTCCTAGAATGGGATTTTTGGACTGGGTAAAAAACTTTATAGGTAATGTTATCTTAGGATATTTTGCTGTAAGATTAGTAGATCATTTGCCAAAAATAATTCCTATTATCAAATTTTTAGGACAAGCAACAGACTTTGTTCTTAATGTTGGTGGAAAACTTTTAGATGGACTTGTAACTTTTGTTGATTGGGGTTATAAAGCTTATGATGCAACTAGAGGATTCGTAAAAAATCTTTTTGGTAATGATGGCGTAAAACAGTTTGACCAACTTTCTGGATTATTAAATCAGTTTTTAAATCTTGCTATCATAGCAGGGATGGTTGCTGCTGGGTCTGGTGGATTTGGTGGTGGTAAAGGTGGTAGAGGAGGAGCAAGACCTGGAAGTGGAGGTAGACCTAGAGTAACAACGAGTGGTGGCGGTCGTGCTGGTGGTGTTGATATTAGAAACCCCTTAAGAGGTCGCCCAAAAGTCACTATGGGTAGAGGAGGAGCAAAAACTGTTCTTTCTACAGTTCGTCCATTTTTGAAAAGAATACCTCTTCCTGTTGTTGGAGCTTTAATAGATTTTGGATTATCTTGGGCATTGGGGGAAAATCCTGGTAGGGCAGCATTCAGGGCAATAGGTGCGGCAATATTAGGAACTATAGGTGGTGGTTTGGCAGGAGCACTAGGTCTTGCTGGAGGACCTCTAGCAGTAGCTACCGGTGCTCTTGGTGCTATTGCTGGGGGAACTCTTGGTGATATGGCTGGAGGTGCCATTTATGATTTATTTTTTGGTGGTAAAAAAGTAACTTCAAAAACTCAAAAAAGAGCTGGGGGTGGACCCACAAGAGGTGGGAAAACTCAGAGTGGGCCAAGAAGAAGACTTTCATCTGCTAAGATGAAAAAATATAAGAGAACTCTTGCCAAAAAACCAGGAGATATTGGGATGGATAATCCCGGATCTGATGTTGGAGGAGAAGACAAACTTTTTGGTCTTTTCCCCAACCCCTTAAAGGCGGCTAAGAAAGTTATTGATGTAATGAATCCATTCCAAGTTATTAAGAGAGGTGGAGAAAATCTTGGAAAAACTGATTATTTTGGACCCATTCTGGCGTTAACTTCTAAGATATTATTAGGACAAAAACCGGATAAAAAAGATTATGACAATGTAGGACTAGGTATTAACTTGCTACTTTCTAGAGGATTGCAACAAGGACAAATCAAAGGTGGTCTTGCTGCAGCATTTCAGACTGGTGGTTTGGTTGATCCGCAAACTATTTTTGCTGCCACTGAAGGTGGGGATATTTCCAATTGGGTTTCTAAAACTTTTAGGGATAGTGTTGACAGCAATGCTCAAAAAACTTTGAAAATGATTGAAGAAAATTTGAGATTGAAAAAGGAGCAGGAAGAAGAGGAAAAAAAATCCACAGAAACTATGGATGGTGGTGATGGACTTGAAGTTGGTCCTGCCGGAAGTAGTGGTGATAAACTTACAATGGCTAGAAACTTAATGAGGGATTTGAAATTAACTGCAGCACAAGCATCTGGCATTGTTGGTAATATGGCAGCTGAGTCTGGTGTTGAAAATGCTAGACCTCAAGGATCTTCCCCTGGCACTAAAGCACCCTTGAAGGTTGATGGCGTCACTGGTTATGGTTTGGTTCAATGGACATCTAAGGGAAGGCAACAAGCTCTTGCCGATTTTGCAAAGTCTAGGGGTGCTGATTTAAGTAAACCACTTTCAATGAACATTGAATATCAATTTTTTCTTAAAGAATTTCAAGGTTCTTATGGAAATGTTTTGAAACAAATAAAACAAGCTCAAGATGTTAAAGCAGCATCTACCATCTTTATGCAGCAGTATGAGATTCCTGCTGGATATAAAACTGAATCTAAGATAATGGAAAGATATAATATGTCTAAACCAATATTTGATAAACTTGCAAAAGGTGAAGGGAAAGCAACTGAGGGAGCGGGAACATATATTGGACCAGTTGGATCTGTTGGAGACGGTAGGGTAACTGGAGCGAATCCAAAAGCTAAACAAATTCTTGAGGGTGCTAAAAAGATCATAGGAATGGGTGCTGGTGTTGGAGATCAGTGTGCCAATACAACTAGAGCAGCTTTAAAAGCAGCAGGACACCCATCTGCAAATAAAAGAACACAGCGGGGTGATTTGGATACTCCAAAGGGAATTGGATATAATGCACCGTCATTTGCAGCTTCTTTTGGTGGAAGTGATATGGGACAAATAATTCGTAATAAAAGTGATATTAGAGCAGGTGATATTATTTTGTGGAGACAGACTTCCTCTGGTGGTAGCTATAATAAGGGTGCTATTACTCATGTGGGTATCGCTGCTGATGATGGTTTAAAAAATCAATATGATCACAATAGAGCAAGAGGATGGCACTATAGACCGCACTGGGATTCTGCGTCAGGAACAAGTTGGTTTGCTGGAGTTAGATTGATGGATGAGGGTGGTATGGTTAATGGTTTAACTCCTGCTATTCTTGGTGAAAGAGGGAAACCTGAAGGTGTTATCGGAAGTAAGATTACAGAGTATCTTGAGGAGATGGCTCCTGGAACTTTACCAGCAATTATTGGATCAAAAAGTAAAAAGCAGCTTGCAAATGCTTTAAGATCATTTAGTAACTATGGATTTGGACCACCAGACGAAATCCTTATTGATCCAAGTAGTCTCTTAATGCAAAATAATGATCAATCTGATTACTCTTCGGGTGGTTCTACTTTAGTAATGGGAGGTGGAGATGAGAGTGATCCATTTGATTCTCTTTATATGGGTGGGTAAATAGAAATAAGAGGTAATACAAAATGGCAAATCCAATAATCTCAAAAAGTGCTGAAACGTCTTTTATAGAAAGACTAGATGTAGTCTCCAATAAGGATCCAAGTAAGACTGTGAGTGTTACTGGAGGAACCATTCGTTTGATGTATTATGAAAGCATCCTTCAAGACTCTATCAAAGCAACAGTAACTTTCGCAGATTCTGGAACTGCGATTGATAATAAAACAGCAGTCGCTGGATTGCCCATCGTTGGTCAGGAAAAGGTTTATGTTAAGTTTAAAGATAACAATAACATAACTCTAGACCTGGTTTTATATGTTAACAAAGTAACTCCACTTTCGGAAGACACCACCAAATCAATGGTTCAACTTGATCTTGTATCAAAAGAATTTATTTTAAATGAAAAAGTTAGGTTGAATAGTAGATTTGATGGTAAAATATCTGATCATATTAAAAAGATATTAACAGACAAAAAATATATTGGAACTGAAAAGAAAACTGATGTTGAGGAGACATCCAATACCTATAATTTTATGGGCAATAATAGAAAACCATATTATGCTATGAACTGGTTGTCTAAGAAATCAGTTCCAAATACTCAGAATGCAAAAGGTAATACTGCGGGATTTTTCTTCTTTGAAACTTCTGAGGGATTTAAGTTCAAGTCAATTGACTCTTTATTGAGTCAAGAAAAGAAGAAGTCTATAACTTTCAACCAGACACCAGACTCTAGGGGAGATAATATTCCATCTGGATATGATGTGAAGGCACTTGAATATTCAAAAGATAATCGTGTTGATGTTCAGGAGAAACTTAAGATGGGTGCCTTTTCTACACGCACAGTTTTATTTGATCCTTTCACTTGTTACTATGAAGTCGTTACTCCAAACGCTAAGGAGAAAGAAAAGGATTTGAAGTTGGGTGGAAAGGAGTTGCCCACTTTAAATCCAGAGTTTAATAGGGATGGTAAGAATCAAGAGTTCTCTAGGACAACTTATTATCTTCTTGACAAAGGAACTCTTCCCTCCGGAGATACAAAACAACAAATAGGAAAATCTAAAGAGGAAAACTTTGAGTATAAGAATATTTTGAACCAGTCTATAATGAGATATAACCAACTCTTTTCTGCAAAGAGCACTATTACAATACCAGGTGACTTCTCATTACACGCAGGAGATGTTGTCTTTATAGATGCTAAAGAACTTTCAACTGCTGATGAAGAAGTAAACAAGGATTATGGTGGGATATATATTATAGCAGATTTATGCCATTATATTTCTACTAGAGAAACTTATACTAAACTTAATTTGGTAAGAGATTCTTTTGGTAGAACTGGAAATCACACTTCTGGCAAGATACCATTATGAGCGACAGAACACTCCAACAACATATTAATGATGATAAAGATGAAATATATAACCCTAACACCAATGGACAACGCCGTAGGCATCTACAAGATGAGTTAGAGCATCTAGAGAAGTATCGAAATAATCATCCAGATACTGAGCATGATCCTACCGGATTTGAAATGTATTGTGACGAAAATCCAGAGGCACTTGAGTGTAGAGTTTATGAAGATTAATAATTAATGGAAGGCGGATCTCTTTTTAATCCAGGGTTTTTAGGGGCACATTTCAGCTGGTGGGTTGGTCAGATTGCCGACGATTCCACTTGGAGAGATAATGCTCTTGCGGGAAAACACGAGTCTGCAGAACAAGTTCCTGGATGGGGCAGAAGATATAAAGTAAGAATCATCGGTCTTCATGATCAGGGGGAAACAGCGATTCCCTCTAATCAACTTCCTTGGGCTCAAGTGATGTATCCCATCACTGCGGGCGGTGGACAAACTGGTTCCTCTCAGACTCCAAATCTTCGTCAAGGTAATTTTGTATTTGGATTTTTCCTTGATGGACAAGAGCAACAAGTACCCGTTATTATGGGTGTTCTTGGTAACAATGCTCAAACACAACTGGCAACAAGTTGGAGCAAAGTACAACAAGTTACGAATGAAAGTCCTGGAAGTTTGGCAGTTAGTGGTTTTGCAGAAGGAAAAGATCCTCCAGTTGGATCCGCAAAACCAAAAGTTCCTGATGATAGAATCTCAGTAACAAAACCAAAAGATTCTGTTCAGTCTTCTGAGTGTGCTCCTCCTCCACCTGGAGTTGCTGTTAATGAGTTTGGTCTTCGTGCTGACAAATCACTAAACTCTCAACAGTTTGCCGATCAACAAAGTGCAATCGCTGAGGCACAGGCAAGAGGTTTAACAGGAACTGAGAGAAGTCGCTTTATTCAAAGTAAGGTTGCTGATGGCATTAAAGCAAGATGTCAAGAAGCAAACTCACCATCCTCTCCATCAAAACCTGGAGCAACAGTTGAAAATCCTGACGATAATCATATTCAAACAAATGCAGATACAAAAAGAAATGATTTGTATCTGAAGAAAAGAATTATGATGAGTCCTTGTGACATTACATCATCAGCTTTAAAAGCTATTCAAGTATTGTTAGAAAATCTTACTAAAGAAATAGATAAGATTTTGCAAGGAGCGCAAAGTTATATTGACGCAGCATCTCAGATTTTGTCTGACATTCAGAAATTGATCGCAGACTTTGCTTGTCAGATCGCAAAATATATGAAAATCGTCTTTGATAAGATACTTGAGTTTATATTAAAGCAAATCAATAAGTCTATTGCACCAACAGTAGACTCAATGTATCCAAATCAGAGACATCAGTTTCTTGATATTAAAGAAACTATCACTGAGTTAATCACTTGTCTCTTCAATAAAATAACAGGCAATCTATGTGGGCAAATACAAGGTGCATTGAATAGTATTCTAGATACTAAAAACCCATCACCCGATAATACTGCACCAAAAGTTGATATGTGTTCTGTTGAGGATTTGACTGGAAATATTATTGCAGCGAATCAAAATGATATAAATCAAGGCATCGATAATATCTTAGATATTATTAATAGATTTTTATCAGATATTCAATCTCAACTTGCGCAGGTTAGTTCTAACCTATCTGATATTTCTGCAAGTGTCTCCTCCATAACAAGCAGCATTACTTCTGCATTGAGTTTTGAAAATATTAAGTTGAATGTTTTTGGATGTGATTTGAAGCCAAGTTGTCCTGTCTCGGATTATTATACTTTACATAAGGGTGGAGGTGCTGGTGAAGAAGCACAAACTCCAAATGCAACATCTGTGGCTAAGGCTATAGAAAACCCAACTCCAGTTACTGCACAACCACTGAAAGATTTCGCACAACCTGCTAAGACTACAGCGGATCTTGATTATAATAATCCAACTGTTTCTGGATTTACAGTTGGGGCAAATTCTAATATTGCATAACCCCAATAAATATACATATGCTTCTTTGTAGAGAGATCATTTAATATATTCTGATGGCAAGTAACTTATTCGGACAACCTTCAAAGAACGATATAAGAGTTGGATATATAGATCCCCAACTTGGATATGTCAGTGACGTATCCATTTGTGAAGCAAACAAGTATGCAAAAATAAATCCTGGTACTACATTCTTATTCAAGGATGGGAATAAAGTTTTAAGATATATTAATATTAATGAAGTTAATATACTTACTCCTTCGGATTTGGAAACAAATCAAAAATGTGAGGGTGTAGATCAGAAAAAAGAATGTGGACCTCCATCTATTCAGATCTATGGGGGAGGTGGTATTGGTGCTGTTGGTAACCCTGTTATAGGAACTGATGGTGCTTTATTGGCAGTTGATTTGGTTAGTGGTGGGCACGGATATCAATATTCTCCCCAAGTAACTGCAAATGATAATTGTAACTATGGTAGTGGAACTGTTTTAACTGCCGTTATTGGCGAAGTAAGTGACGGTTTTGAAACTTATACTGATGATGCTGATTTTGAAGAGTATGAACTTTGCGATCCTAATGATGCTGGATTTGGGAGAAGGTATGGTCCCAATGGTGAAGATCTAGGTCCTTGGGAACCAAATGTATATACAAAGATTGGTGCAGATCCTATAAGAACTGAGGTTGAAAAATATGAAAGGATTGTAAGGAGATTAGCAAGAGCACCTTTTTGGGATACTAGAAGAAATCGTCCTACTAAAATAGCATCAAATGATGCTAGAGTGACAACTAATCAAGTTTATAAAGTTACTGATGCAACATTTCTAGAAAAACAAAGAAAGGATGGCGTAAACAATCCAGTTGGATGGAATGAGTTTATGAACACCTTTGCAATATCTCCAGTTTCTCCATCTAATGTTAGGGGAAGTGATTATGCTGCAACGGTATTTACAATGGAATGGAATGAAGAATTCCCCGTTACTGGTGAGTATATTTTTAGGGGATTGTGTGATAATTCTGCAAAACTTTATCTGGATAATCAACTGGTTTTTGATCTTGGTGGATTTAGAGATCCTGTAAAAGATATTAGAAAAACAATCAAAGAGGGTATACACAACATTCGTGTTGATCTTGTCAATCTTCCCATATATGAAAAAATATCACAGTCCGTAACCACTGCTACTGAACAACCTGCTGGGGGATATTTTTGGAAAAAGGGTAATGATTATTATTTAAAAGTGGGTGGCAATGATTTGGTTGGACTCAAGCTTGAACTTGCATACAATGATAGTCAATTTATTGCAGGTACAGCTATAACCAAAGTTATTATACCAACGGTTGAAGGTAACTTGGTTCTTGAAAGGGAAAAGATTGGTACTACATTCAAGCAGAAAGGATCAGATATTAAAAAAGGACTTTTTAAAGCAAACCAAGATTATGGTCCAATAGTTTTTGAAGGAAGAGTATCGGGATCACCTCAGCCACAAATTGCAAATACAGGTAATCCAAAAAAAGATCCTGGAACTTTTCAGCAGAGAATCAATTTCTTTGATGCTGATGGGAGAGATGCTAATGCTTCAATAACATTAATACCTCCTCCAGATCAAAAATCTCCAAATAGAGTTGTAAATATTTCAACCTCATCACCATTATTCCCAAACTCATCTGGTGGCATAGCGGTTAAAAAAATATTTAATACTATTGATTACATCAATAAAGCAAATAGAACTCTTTGGAGAACTAATGTATTTGGGCGAGGTGGGTTTATTAATGAGTTTGGCATTTGCCCCTTTGATACCACGGTAACTTTAAAAGACAATCCATACGCCGGAACTCATAGAATAGTTTGGGACAATATAAACTTTCCAGTATCCGGAAACTACAGAATTCGTTTAGCGGTTGATGACAATGTAACTTTATATGTTGGGGATAAAGTTAGAATAAGAAAAGAGGGATATAGACCTGGAACTAGTATTTCTACTGGAGAACTTAATGAATCTAGATTTATAGAGGCGGGGACATATAAAATAGTTGCAGATCTTGAACAGATTCCTGGCGGGAAATTTGGATTTGATGGTGGTAAAAATATAAATCCAATGGCTCTTGCTGTTGATATTCAAGTTGATGTAGTTGAGGGGATAACAATATCTCCTAAATCTTGGAATGAAAATCCAATGGGAGTTTCTGTTACAATAGATGCTCCTGAACCTACTGTTCCGCAAGAATCAGTTCCTGAACAAGAAGGTAGATGCCCAAACAATCCAATATGGACAACAAGATTCCCAGCAAAAACTGAAAGATGGTTTCCAGTAAAGTTCCCTGGACCAAGAACAATAACTGAAATTGTTACTGCAAACACTACAACACCTACCTTAGAGAAAAAAGAAGTTGAGTTTTCTGTTTATGGTCAGGGTGCTTTTAGAGATCTTTCATTCGTTTTTACCGCAGTTGATGGATCACATACATTCACTCTGTATGGAGTAGATAAGAATAAAAAAACTAGAAAAGATAAAGTACAAATAAACCCAAATATCAACTACATCGTAGTTGCAAAAGAAGATTCTTCTAAGTTTAATTCTGTTGAGCAGGGATTGATAAAGGGAGGAAATAAAGAAAAAGAACAGAGTACTGGAACTTCTAATAAAATTTTTGCTGATTATACAAAAACAAATAATGATAATGATGACATTCAAATCACAGCAGTTTCTGGAACATTTACAAGTTCTAATAGGAGAAAGGCAAAGAATAGTGGGAGAAACACTTACGATTTAATCTATAGATTAAATGCTGCTCCAACAACTAAAAACAACACAACGACTTCAACCAGAACTTTTAATGCTCCTGGGTGGAGTAGGTTTATGAATCGTTACGCTATCTCTCCAGTCAAACCATTGGATACTCCTGGCAGTGATAAAGCAGGTGCCACATATTCAACAAGTTGGGATGTTGATATTCCTTATGATGGATTCTATGGTGTTAAGGGAACCAGAGATAATACTGGAAGAATTTTAATTGATAATAATGAGATATCAAAACTTGATGGATTTAATGTAGACGATCCCAAACTAGTTAAAACATTCCTTACAAAAGGAAGACATACAATCACGGCAGAAGTTTATAATACACCAATTATCACAGAAAGTGTTATAGATCAAAAAATATTTTCCACTAAAGATTGGCAGGTTGCCCTTACCCAAACTGTTAGTACTGAACAACCTCCGGGAGGATATTTTTGGAAAAAGGGTGGTGATTATTATTTGAAAGTAGGTGGTAATGATTTAGTTGGATTGAATATTCAACTCGCATACGATGATAGTCAATTTATTGCGGGTACAGCTATAACCAAAGTTATTATACCAACTATTGAAGGTAACTTGGTTCTTGAAAGAGAGAAAACTTCATCTTTCTTTAAAGAAAAGGGATCCGTTATAAAAAAAGGACTTTTTAAAGCAAATCAAGATTATGGTCCAATAGTTTTTGAAGGAAGAGTAGCAGGTTCTCGTTTGCCAGAGTTAGCTAACACTGGAAATCCTCAAAAAGATCCAGGAACATTCCAGCAAAGAATTAAATTTTTCGATGCTGATGGTAATGATGCTAATGCCACATTAACATTGATTCCCCCACCAGATCAAAAATCCCCAAATAGAACAACTGACATTCCTCCACAACTACCCGCATCTAGGGATGGAGTAACTTATGAGGGTCCTGTTTTATTCCATTATAGGGATAGTAGATGGGGATCTTTTATGAATGATAATTCAGTATCTCCTTATCTACCACCTCTTGATAGAGATAATCCCGATATTAATGGGAAGAAAACTTATGCTTGGAAAAATGTCAAGTTTCCCGAAAGTGGACAGTATAGAGTAGCATTTCAGGCAGATAATATAGGATCTCTTTATATTGGAGGAACAAAAGTATTATCATCTGCCTCGTTTATTGCTACACCTACCTTCGAAAATGTTAATATTAGTGCAGGGACTTATGATGTTGTAGTTGAAGTTGAAAATATTAAGGATTCAACAGATATTTTTAACAATAATCCAACAGGATTTGGTGTTATTATTCGTAAAAATGTAACAATAAGAGATCAGAATAAAACTCCTTGGTCATCAAACCCAATGGGTATTTCTGCAATTCTTGTTCCTCCACCTTGTCCTAAAAAGATAAGTGGTAGAGGTGTTGTTAAAGAAGTTCTTGTAGATGATCCTGGTAATGGATATTTGCCCCCATCATCAGAGTCAAAATATCCAGTTTCTTTGAGATTAAAAGATGTCCTTGTAGAAAATCCTGGAATCAATTACAATTGTGGCGTTGACCAGATACAAATAACACCAAGTAATGGCGCAGTATTAGATTATGTTTGTGATCCTTTTGGAAAGATTAGGGAAGTGAAGGTTTTAAATCCAGGTCTTGGATTTACTGAGTATCCACAGATAGAAATAGTAACACCAGCGGGAGGGGTTCCTACTGGTATCAATGCATCATTTAAACCTCAGTTTGAAGTTGTTAGAGATCCTATCGTAACTCTTCCAGAAAAACTGATTCAAGTTACTGATCTTGTTGGACTCAAACAAAATGGATATATCGAAGGTAGAGCATACTATGGTTCCGTGTTCTACAAAGATGGTATCAGATACGCTGGGTTCTATGAAACTCCAGGAGACCTTGTTCAGGTTTATGACACTCTTCAGGAGAGCATTGCTGCAACAGTTACTGCTACTCCAAGTGCCATTCAAAAGTCTGGTACTGATACTGAACTCAGTTCTAATAATCCCAGACTCAATATTCCAGGTACTCCAGAAAATCTCATCTAAAAAAACCATTAAATAGATTATATTGATTTACAGGAATGGCAACTTCCCAAAATAGAATTAATACAAGAGTAGGAGCTCCTAGAAGTTCTGCTTATGCAACTGGATCTCTTCCAGAGAATAATACTTCTAAGAAAAACTATACTGGTCTTCGTTATGGTAACGACCACGGTTCTATTAACTTTGGTCATGTTCATAAGATGGGAGACTGTACCGCAGATGTTCTTCTGCAGGCATCAGATGGGAGACATTCTATTGCTCTTGATAAAGATGGGCAAAGAAAAGGATGCACTCAACTTACTGCTCCAGGAAGAATTTCAATAGAAGCAGGAGAAGATCGTACAGAGACTGAAGATACCTTGTTTATTCATTCTTGGCATGGCAATATTTGTATTGTCGCTCAAGATGGTAAACTTCGTCTTCAGGGGACTGATATTGAGTTGATTGCTGTTGGTGAGGGTGGATCTAAAGGGAACATCCGAATGAAGGCAACAGAAAATATAGAACTTGATAGTAAAAAAGTAGCTATCAATGCCAAGACTAATCTAAGGTTAGCAACTCCGGGAACTATGCAAATATCTGCAAATAGTTGCATGAAGATCTATAGTTCAATCGTTAAAGGAGTTACTGACGCTGTGGCAAATAAGGAAGGAAAAACTGGAGGTAGAAACTTCCAAGTAAATCAAAACGTATTTTAGGAGGTATACATGGCATTTTCTCAAGATGATATTGCTGTAGGTGGGCAGTTAATGGTTGGTGCAGGACTTCCATCTATGATGGGTGTTGGACCAGGAAAGATTAATGGTTCAGCATTTGTTGAAGGACCAATGCAAACTGGAGGTGCTCAAGAATTTGGATCTGTTGATGCAACATTAATGGTTGGTAGGACATTTAACTCCGATGCTCAGTCACCACTATATTCTTTGTGGTGTAAGTTGTATGCTAGATTTCAAGAGTTTGTTCGTGTTGATACCTTATTGAAGTCAAAGTTTATAGAAGCTGAAATAGTTCGCACGAAAGTTCTTCAGGCATCTATTAAAAACTTTGTGATCGATCACCCAACAAAACCAGGAAAGAAACTAGTACACACTTGTTTAGAGGGTCCAGAGAATGGTGTTTATATTCGCGGTAGAGTGTTAAATAGAAACTATATTGAACTTCCTGAGTATTGGACTGGATTAGTTGATGAAACAACTATTACAGTTTCCCTTACTCCAATTGGTTCTCATCAAGATATTATAGTAAAAAGAATAGACGACAATAAAATACATTTACAATCAAAAGGTGGGATGCCAATACATTGTTTTTATCATATCTTTGGAACAAGAAAAGATGTTGAGAGGTTAGTTACGGAGGTTGAAGAATAATGGCTTTTGATTTTAGAAGTTACGGAACTTTCACGGGTCCAGGAACTCCATTTGATTATAGGGATAATAATGACTTTGATGTTTCAAGTTATGATGATTCAACATTCAATCTAAGCGATGTTTCAATGTGCCTGATCAACACATCATCATCTCCTGCAGATTATGTGTATATGCACTTGAATGGGACCAGCACTTCAACAGTTACTTTGGAAAGAAGCACTGGTCCTATTCCAACTTTTAATGTAGAAGCAAACAATTCCAACTTTAGTGGAAATGTTGCATCTACAGGTGAAGTTACCTCTAATAGTGGATCTCATAGACTTTCCAATAAGAAGAACTTTGATATTCCGCACCCAAATAAACCTGGATGGAGACTCAGACACACTTGTGTAGAAGGTCCAGAGAATGCTGTTTATTTTAGGGGAAGATTGAAAGATTCTAATGTTATTGAACTTCCAGAATACTGGAAAGGATTTGTTGACCCAGAAAGCATCACTGTATCATTAACTCAAATAGAAACATCTCAAGATTTGATTGTCGAAAAGATTGAATGGGGATCTAAAATCGTTATCAAGTCTGGAAATGCATCAAATATCAACTGTTATTATTTGGTATACGGTACTCGCATTGATGGCGAAAACCTGATTGTAGAGTATGAAGGACAATCTCCAGCAGATTATCCAGGAGATAACAGTGAGTATTCTGTTGCTGGTTATCATTATGATGTTAAGGAGAACTGAAAATGGATAATATTCTTTCAAAAGCAGGAGTTGCTGGAACAGTAAATGTTGGGACCTATACAACAGATGCGGATCCAGTATTTTCTATGTACACTGCAAGTCCAAATGTTGATATTGGTATCGTAACTGCAACTTCAGTAAACTCTTCTGGTGTTGTTACTGCTACGACGGGGTTTATAAGTATGGGAAGCACAACTCCCATCAAAATCACTTTGAGTGGAAATATACTTTCCTTTACCGCTGTGGGGATCGGATCTACATTTTTCAGGTTGGCTTGACACGTCCCCCTGACCGTGCTATGATACATGGGTAATCAACGGACGACCGAATGCAAGACGAGTACCTCTCACGCTGCGTGGTGGACCCTATCAAGCGAACCGTGTACCTGTACTCCAGTGAGGGGTCGGAGAAGCAAGTGACCTGTGATACAGTCGAAGAGTTTATGAATGTGCTAGAGTTCGTTCGTGCTACAGTGGATGAAGAAACTCTCTCATACGCAAATCCACTTTAAGTTTCATTTTTAGTCGGGAAAAACCCCGGTAAAAATTCTCACACGATACTTTTTTTAAAATGCGTACAGAAACAAGAAAATCAATGGAAATGCTCTTCACTGCAAAGTGGAACGTTCCAAAGGCAGCAGAGAACTGTAATCTCACCAATAAAGAAATGAAGATTACGTTTAATGAATACTGCCGTTTACACCCCGCCACTTATATGGTAGAATCTAACAATCAACTCAGTTTCCTCTGAGTTTTTTATGGGAGTGTGGTGGAATCGGTAGACACACCAGACTTAAAATCTGTTGAGCGTATGCTCGTGGGAGT